CCGTGGGACCCGACCGTCCACAAGACGCTCGTCCTCTCCAAGCGGCGGGACACGTCTTCCGACTGGCGTGTGGTCGATACGGTCAACGGTGCCGGTAAGGCGTGGGCGACCAACGACGCGACCAACGGCATCGTCGCGGAGGCTGACGGGCTGACGGGCTTCACGCCGAGTGGCTTCACCGTGGGCACGAACATTGCCTACCAGGGCTCCCGCGTGGATTACATCTGGCGGGCCAGCCGACGCGCCGGGTTCGACATTGTGGGGCCAATCAGCCACACCAACGGGACGCCGACCACCGTTCCGCACGCGGTTGGTGGCGCCGTGGACTATGCCTGGGTCGTGCGCGAGGACGCGGGCCAAGACCGGCGGATGTTCCACAAGAGCCTGAACGCGGGCGATTATCTGCGCCTCAACTCCGACGCCGCAGCGGCTGCCAATGCTGGTTGGTTCGCCAGCACTGCCAACGACCTGACTGTCGGCGCGACCATGCCGACCGGCACCTACTACGTCTATGCGTGGCGTGAGGTGCCGGGGTTCTCGGCCTTCAGCCAGTACGCCGGCAATGGGTCGAGCGACGGGGCCTTCTGGTCCTCCGATTTCGCACCGCGCATGGCGTGGCTGAAAGTGCGGACGGGGCTCGGTGGCGAACACGCCCTGCACGACACCGACCGCGACCCGGAAAATCCCGTCTCGCATTACCTGTACCCGTCGAGCAATGGAGTAGAGACCGTGTCCGCGTCTCTGGACGCGGTGAGCAACGGCCTCAAGAAACGAGTGTCGTCGCCGCAAAATGCCTCGGGTGACGTCTATACCGTCGCCGCCTGGGCCCGTACGCCCTTCAAGTTCGCCCGCGCGCGATGACCGGAGATGACCGCCATGTATGACCTGTACGACGCCGACGGCAAGTACCTGCGCACTGCGCGCAGCGGTCGCAACCTGCGCGCGCCCGATGGAACCACCATCACGGACGCCTCGGCGCTGCCGGTGCCCACTCTTAACGCTGCCGGCGTCTATTTAGTTGCTGATCCTGGCCGGCCCGATGACCGCTGGCAGGCGGTGACCGGCCCGACGCGACAGATCATTGATGGCCGCAGTGTGTGGCGCTGGCAGACCGGCGCGCTGGCTGCAGCGGACTACGCCGCCCGCCTGGAGAGTCTGCGCGCCGCCGCCATGACCGCTATCGACGCCGCCGCCGAGGCCGCGCGTGGGGCGTACCTGACCGAGGGCGCCGGTCAAGCTATGACCTATTTGCGCAAGGAGGCGCGCGCCCGCGAGGCGCAAGCCCGGATTGACGCCGGCACACCACCAAACGCGGGCGCGTTCCCGATGTTGGAGGCAGAGGTGGGGATCACCGCGCCCGATCTGGCCGGCGTGGTCGCTGTCGTCATCGCCCAAGCCGACGCTTGGGAGACCGCCGCCACGGCCATTGAGGCCGCGCGGTTGAGCGGCAAGGCCTCCATTGCCGCCGCCACCACTGCCGAGGCCGTCACCACAGCCCGAGACACCGCCCTTGCCGCGCTCGACGCGCTGCGGGCCGAATAGGGAGCATCCCCCCATGCCCACCGATTACCACCACGGCGTCCGAGTGGTCGAGGTCACCGACCTCGCCCGCCCGATCCGCACCATCGAGACGGCGATCATTGGCGTTGTCACCACGGCGGACGACGCCGACGTCGCAACCTTTCCCGAAAACCGGCCCGCGCTCATCACCGACGTGCGCACGGCCAGCGGCAAGGCCGGCGAGACCGGCACCCTGGCCCGCGTGCTGGACGCCATCGCCGACCAAGGGAACGCGCTCACCGTTGTGGTCCGCGTGCCCGAGGGGACAACGCCGGAAGAGACCACCAGCAACGTTATCGGCGGCGCCGGCGACGACGGCCTGAAAACAGGGCTGCACGCCCTGACGGCGGCAAGCGGCCAGCTTGGTGTGACCCCCCGCATTCTGGGCGCGCCCGGCCTGGACACCGACGCCGTCACGGCGGAGTTGGTCACCATCGCGCAGGGATTGCGCGGGTTTGCCTATGCGAGTTGCTACGACTGCGTCACCCCGTCCGAGGCCGTGCTGTACCGTGGCGGCTTTGGCGCGCGCGAACTCATGTTGATTCATCCGGATTTCACGCGGTGGGACACGGTCGCAAACGCGACGTCGACCGCCTGGGCGACCGCCCGCGCGCTGGGTCTGCGCGCCAAGATCGATGACGTGACCGGCTGGCATAAGACACTGAGCAACGTCGCCGTCAATGGCGTGACCGGCCTAAGCCGGGATATCTCGTGGGACCTTCAGAGCCCGGCCAATGACGCCGGCGTGCTCAATGCCGGAGACGTCACAACCTTAATCCGTGAGGACGGCTTCCGCTTCTGGGGCTCGCGCACCTGTTCGGACGATCCGGCGTTTGCGTTTGAGTCCTACACCCGCACCGCTCAGGTGCTGGCCGACACCATGGCCCGCGCGCACATGTGGGCCGTGGACAAGCCCATGCATCCGACGTTGGTGCAGGACATCGTGGACGGCGTGAACGCCAAGTTCCGTGAGCTGGTCGCGCGCGGATATCTCATCGGCGGATCGGCGTGGTTTGACCCGGCAAAGAACAGTGCAACAGAGCTTTACGCCGGAAAGCTGTGGATCAGCTGCGAATTCACGCCGGTTCCCCCTCTCGAAAACTTGATGTTCGAGCAGAGGATCACGAGCGATTACTTGCTTGATTTCTCCGCCATGATGGCCGCGTAAGGGAAGGGCACACGTCATGCTTCCGAAAACCATCAAAAACTGGAACGTCATCGTCGATGGCCGGTCTATGGCCGGCATCGCCGAGGACGTCACGTTGCCCGAGTTGTCCCGCGTGACCGAGGGTCTGCGCAATGCCGGCATGCTCGGGCCGGTGGACACCGACCTGGGGCTCGAGGCGCTATCGATCAGCTTTACGCTGACCGAGTTTAACGAGGACGTGCTGGCAGCCTGGGGCCTGTTCGGCGCCGCCGCCCTCCCCGTGCGCTTCTTGGCCGGCGCTCGGTCTGACGCGTCCGAGGCCTCGGCGGACGCCATCGAAATCACTGTGCGCGGGCGCTGGAAGAAGATCAGCCACGGCACGGTCAAGGGCGGAGAGGTCGCCAAGATGACGGTGGAAGTGCCCTGCACCTATTACCGCTACCGCGTCAACGGCACCAATATTGTTGAGATTGATCTGATCGCCGGGACCGAGATCGTCGGCGGCGTAGACCGCCAAGCCGATATCCGCAAGGCCATCGGCCTCGTGAGCTGAAACTTTGGTTCTGACCGCCGCGTCCCGCTATGCGGGACTGCGGCGATAACACACAAGGACTCCCAACAATGCCCGATATCCGCACCGTCACATTGGCCCGCCCCATCCCCTACGGAGAGGGCCAGACCCTGGACACCCTGCGCCTCCGCCAGCCCTGCGCCGGCGACCTGCGCGGCCTGAAGCTGACACGCTTAGAAGAGGCGGAGGTGGACTCAATCCTCACCATCATCCCCCGGATCAGCGTGGACGCGGTCTCGCCCGCGCAACTGGCGGCGTTGCACCCGGTGGACCTTCTGGCCCTCACCGCCGAGGTGCTGGGTTTTTTCGGGCCTGCGGAGGCGGGTACGGCCTCCCCGGCGACACCCGCACCGCTTGGGGCATCCTGATGCAGGCGTTTCCGGGGTCCTTTCCCCCAGACGTCTTTGATCGTCTCGACCTCAACCGCTACGCCGAGGCCTATGACATGGCGGTAGACCTACTGAACGCACAGGCGGACGCGATCAAAAGCGCGCGGCGATAGATCCCGCCCCGGCCCGGCGAGGGTGAGTGTCCCTCGTCATCCCGAGCGAGCGCAGCGAGCCGAGGGATCTCGGGCACGGGCACGCCAAATCCGGCCCAATTGCTGCGGCGATAGACCACAAGGACTCCCCTCCCATGGCGGACCTCAAACTCTCCATCGCCCTTGCGGCCATCGACAAAGCGACCGCCCCCCTGCGGCGGGTGCGCGAGGCAGCACAGCGCATGGGCACTGGGGCGGGAGACGCCGCCGCGAAACTGCGCACGCTGGAGGGATCCGCCGAGCAGCTCGCCGCGTTTCGGAAGCTGCGAGCCAAGACATGGCAGAACACCCGCGCGCTTGCCGACCTCGAAGAGGAATTGACCGGCGCGCGTGAGAAGCTGGCTCGGGTGACGAAGGAAACCAACGGCACAGGCCGCGCGTTCCAACGCGCCACCCAATATGTCTCTTACCTGGAGAAGAAAGAGGCTGGTCTCATCAAGCGGACCTCGGGCATGACTGAGTCCCTGGAGCGTGCGGGGAAGGCCCTCCGAGACACGGGAGTGAACACCGACCGCGCCGCCAGCGAGACCCGCCGTCTCGCCGGCGACATCGAGCGCGCCACACGCCGGGCCAACGCCTGGGCGCGAGTGGATATGCACTTCGCGAGGATCACCCACGCCGCACGCGGGACAGCCGGCGCCATTGGCGCGATGACCGGGCGGCTGGGTAACCTCGCGGCGGCAACCGGCATCGGCGGTATGCTCGGCGGCGGCGCCCTGACCGCTGGCCTCGGCGGCATGATGCAGGGCTTTGCGGACTCGGGCCGCGAAATCGACATTTGGGCCGGGCGGCTGGGCATCGGTCGCCAAGCGCTCCAGGGGCTCGTTGCCGTGGGCGGTCGCTTTGGCGTGGCCCAAGACGCCATGATCGACGGTCTCAAGGAGTTGTCCCTGCGCGCGGACGAATTCGCCACGACCGGCGCGGGCGAAGGCGATGAGGCATTCAAGCGCCTCGGGTTATCGCGCGCCCAACTCAATGCCACCAAGGGCGATACCGAAGCGTTGTTCGAGTTGGTGCGCCAAAAGATGGAGGGCATCCAAGACGTTGCCGCCCGCCAGCGGATCGCCGACGAACTGTTCGGCGGCACGGCTGGTGAGAAAATGGTGGAGATGCTGACGACCTCCACCGATGAGTTGCGCCGCATGAGGGCAGAGGCCGAGAGGAACGGACAGATCCTCTCAGACGAGGACGTCACCCAGGCCCGCGCCCTGGCTGGCGGAATCGGGCGCCTGTCCGGCATCATGGGCGGTTTAGCCAAGACCATCTCGGCGAAGCTATCGCCGATCCTGACCCCGCTGCTGGGGCAGTTCTCGGACTGGATCGCCGCAAATCGCGAGCTGATCGCAAGCACGGTATCGGACGTCGTGCAACGTCTGTCCGATGCACTGGACCGCGTGGACTGGGGCGCCGTGCTGGCGGGCCTCAAGGACTTTGGCGCCCGCATACAAAGCGCGGTCGAGTCCATCGGCGGGTGGGACAACGCGCTGATCGCCGTCGGGGTGACCCTGTCCGCCGGCCTGATTGGCGACGTGGTCTCGCTTGGTGCGAGCCTGGGCAAGTTGGCCCTGTCGGCGATCCCGGCGGTGATCGGCGGCATCCGCCTGTTGGGCGTGGCCGTGATGACCAATCCCATTGGGGCCATCATTGGCGGGATCGCCCTGGCCGCCGGCCTGATCTACGTATACTGGGGGCCGATCTCCGATTGGTTTTCGGGCCTGTGGGACCGCGTCAAGGGGCTGGCCTCGGACGCGTGGGAGGGGATTAAGAGTATGCTCGGTTGGGACCCGCTGGCCGCGATAGGCAGCGTGTGGGAGCCCATCAGCGGCTTTTTCGGGAACGTGCTGGGTGCCATTCCAGGGCTCGCCAGCGCCGCATGGGACCTGCTGAAAACGGCCCTGTCCTGGACTCCGCTCGGTCTGATCGTCACCAATTGGGGATCAATCTCCGACTGGTTCTCGGGCCTGTGGGATGCCATTCCAGGGCTCGCCAGCGCCGCATGGGACCTGCTGAAAACGGCCTTGTCCTGGACGCCGCTGGGCGCGGTGGTCTCCAATTGGGAGCCCATCGTGGGCTGGTTTAGCGGCATGTGGGATCGCATCACGGCTGGTTTCAAACAGGCCCTGGATTGGGTCAAGCGCAACATCCAGCCGCTTATGGATGCGGCGAATCATGTGGGCCGTTTTCTTGGGTTCGGCGGGGACGAGGACGGCGGCGGCGTCACCAACGCCGAGGACCTGCCGCGCCCGTCCAACGACAACGCCCGACCCATCCACATCGTGGACACCGCGCCCGCCGTCGAGACCGCCCGCGCGGTCGCCGCCGGCGCGACGACGGTAGACTCCCACGACACCTACCAGATCACCGTCCACGCCCCGCCCGGCCTGGACGCGGCAGAGGTCGCGCGTCTGGTCCGGGCCGAGCTGGACGCGCGAGACGCCGCGCGCCGCTCTGCCGTGCGCGCCCACCTCTATGATGGAACACGCTAATGCCGCTGATGACGTTGGGCCTGTTTGTGTTTCAGACGGACACGATCCCCTATGCCTCGGTGGCGCGCGATAGCGCTTGGCGCTGGCCATCGCAGGACCGGGCCGGCGCGGCCCCGGCCTATCAGTACACCGGGCCGGGCGAGGACCGGCTGACCCTGACCGGCACCCTGATGCCAGAGATCACGGGGGGGCCGGTGCAACTGGACACCCTCCGGCGCATGGCCGCAGAGGGCAAGGCGTGGCTGCTGATCGACGGCTTAGGGCGGCGGCGGGGTACTTGGATTGTCACCGCCGTGCGCGAGACGCGCACCCACATGTTTGCGGACGGCGTGGCGCGCAAGATCGAGTTTACCCTCGACCTGACCCGCTATTCCGACGACGACATGGACGCGCGCGGCGATCTGGTGGATAGCCTGCCAGGACGCATGGGCGGGGTTTCGACCGACGACATCATCAGCGGAGCGCGCGACCTGGTCGGCGATCTGGCCGGCCTCGCGTCCGACCTGTGGAGCCTCTACCGATGATCCCCGCATGGCGGATCACGGCGGACGACGTGGACGTGACCGCCGCCGTTGCGGCCATGCTGGTGTCCCTCCGGATCACAGACAAGCCGGGCCTGGACTCGGACGAGCTGGAACTGACCGTTGCCGATCCGACCGGGACCATGGCCCTCCCGCGCCGGGGGGTGCTGCTGCGCGCCGCTCTTGGCTGCCAAGATAGGGGCCGTCATGGCGGCGCCCTGGTGGACCGGGGGACCTATCGCGTGGACGAGGTCCGCCACCGTGGCCCCCCGGACGTGGTGACCGTCAAAGCCCGCGCGGCGGACCTGACCGGCTCCCTCCGATCCCACCGGGACGCCAGCTATCACGACACCACGCTCGGCGCCGTGCTCCAGGCTGTGGCCGCGCGCAACGGCTTAACGCCGGCCATTGATTCGGCGCTTGCGTCCTTGCCGATCCCCCATCTGGATCAGGCGACCGAGTCCGATACGCACATGATCACGCGCCTCGCCCAGCAGGTGGACGCCATCGGGTCCATCAAGGATGGCCGGCTGGTGTTTGTGCCGCGTGGCTCGGGTCGCACTGCCGCCGGCGCGACCCTGTCCACGGTGACGATCACCCGGCCCGAGACCGTGACGCATGAGTACGGCGAGCAAGACCAAGAGGGCCAGACAACAGGCGTCCGCGCGGTGTGGCGCGACCACGACGCGGCGGAGGATCGGGCAGAACTCGCCGGCGCACCGGGCACCGTGACCACGCTCCGGCGCGTGTATCCCTCTCAGGGTGAGGCAGCCGCCGCCGCCCGCGCCGCCGTGACCGACATTGCGCGCGGCAAGCGTGACCTGCGCTTGACCCTGGCGCTCGGGCGACCCGAGATCATCGCCGGCCAGCCCCTGGCCGTGACCGGATTTCGGCCCGAGATTGACGGCGTGTCCTGGGTGATCGAAACCGTAACGCACACCATCGACGGCGGCGGCGGGTTTAAAACCAGCGTTGAGGCCGTCGAGAAACAGCCCCCCGCCCAGGGTGGCGGCACCGGGGGCGGCGTGGTCTCCACCACATCCTTACGCGAGTCCGGCGTGGACTGGTCCGGCCTGGACACTGCCGCCGCGCGGGCCGAACCCGCCGGGGCGTAAGGGGCTAGATCAGATCGTCTACGTCCAGATCGAGCGCCACCGAGAGCGCCTTGTAGGTCGCCACGGACCCGGGCTTGCGCCCTGACTCGATGGTGGAGATGTAGCTCTGCGGTACCCTGGCCTTTTCGGCCAACGCGGCCTGACTCAGCCCGCGCCGGTCCCGCCAGTAGCGCAGGGGCGACACCTCGCCGGAGGCGATCTTTTTGTAGTCTTCCAGCGGAATGGCGTCGGTCTCATCCACGCGGGACGCGGCAATGATGTCCTCCAGGTCTTCCAGGCGTTCCAGCAGGGCCTCGTGGTCGGCCCGGGAGAGGGTGACCGTGTCCCCGGGGGTGGGGGAGACGGTCGCGGCAGCGGTCTCACTCATAAGCGTCTCTCCGGTGCTTGACGGTCAGCACGACCATGATGGTAACCGTATTCGTTTCGGTATCGAGGCGGTAGATCACGCGGTAGTCCGCGACCCGCAGGCGGTACAGGTCGGAGCCCTTGAGGGCCTTCACGTTCGCGGCCAGGGCAGCGGGGTCGGCGGCAAACTGTTCGATCTTGGCGATGATGCGCGCGCCGATCTTGGTGTCGATGCGCTTCAGGTCCTTCTGCGCCGCCCTGGTGATGATGACCTTCATACCCGCCCCCGCTGTTGATGACCTTAATATATCTATCGGATATAGGGCTGTCAAACAGAAAAATATCTATCGGATATAATTGGGGCGTTTAGCGATTGGCTCATGCGCCGCGCGGGCCAATGCCCATCGCCCTGACCACGCTTGCGCGGCAAAAGAAATACCCAATACGGGTATGGCACTATCGCGGCACGCGCGGCATAGCTACGCCCTGGCACCCGTTAAAGAGGGGCGGGGGCCAGGGCGCGCCAACGCCCAGACCAGCAGCCTCCACTGCTACAGCCATCCCTAGGACCTTGGATGTCCCGCCCACCCCCCGGGGGGCCGGCGGGCTGTAGCACAGGACGCGTTTATGCTGGACGATTCCCACGGATCTGAGAGCCAGATCCAAGACCACACCCGCGACTATCTGGATCATTGGGCGGTGCAGTTTGACCGCCGTCACCCGCTGTGTGCGCCAGATGGGGCGGAAACGCGGGCCATCCCTGGACCGTCAGGTGGCGACATTCGGGGGGCGCACATCACCTCCGTCGTCATCGTCGCCGGAGTCGTCGGGCTCATTGCTGGCATCGTCGCCGGGCTCGCCCTGGCCGGCGCGGTCGCGGCGACCCCAGATCAGATATCCCAGGTCGAAGCGCCATGCGATGAGAAGATGAAAGTCCTCGGGCTTCTTGGGAATGCCATCCATTTCTAGGTAATAGCGGCGCTTGGCGCCGCTCCACCGGACCCGGCGCACAAAATCGTCGGCGCTGGCAAAGCCCACGCGCCGACACTCCAGGTCGAACCGATCACGCGGTCGAACATGGCTATGGTCTTCCTCTCCCGGCGGCGGCAGAGGTAGAGGCGGCGGGCCGGCTTGGTTCCCCGACCACGGCATCTGGTACCGTCCAGTCTTTCGCAACGAGGGCAGCACCTCGGCGGTGACCCACCGCCGGAACCGCTTCGCGCAAGCCATATCCGACCGCATCACGAACTCGTAAAGTCCGGACTCATCAATCACCCAAACGTCAGGACCACCCTGATTCAGAATCAGGGTGGAGGAAACTCTAGCTTTCTGGTCGTTGTCCAGCCGCCGGGCATGCTGACCAGCATCGCCCTTAAGCCCCAGCACCGCACACACGTCGGACAGCACGAACCAGGGTACGCCATCCTGATCCAAGATGCGCACGGGCAGATCGTCGAACACGAAACGCTGGATGTCGGTCATGATTCGGCCTCGTCCTGATCCGGGGCGGAGCGGATGGCGCGCAGATCGCGCGCCAGATTGATGCACTCATCTGCAAATTGCGTCGCCGTGATCCCGGCAAATTTGGTCGGACGGCGCTCAAGCTGCCGAAAGACCAGCTCGATCGCGTCACGAACGGCGCCGTCCGTGATGACGCCACCAACAGCAGCCTCCGTCTCCGGTAGCAATGCTGATGGCTGGACGTCCAGCGCCCGTGCGAATCGAACCAGCGCATCGCTCGTCAGGCTACGCTCACCACGCTCTAGCTTGACGATATGCGACTCAGACATGTGGACGCGCTCGGACAACTGACGCCGTGTCAGCCCGCGTACCTCCCGCCAATGTCTCAGTCTTTGTCCCATTCTAAGACCCTACAGCTTACCCACACAGAGGTCATTACCCCGTTTGGGTAACTTTCTTCTTGCCGGCTTGCCTGTGAACTTGTACTTTCTGGGCAACTTCAAGGGATGGGGCATATGAAGCTATCCGAATGGCGCAGAGAAAATGGGCTGACCCAGCAGGCAACAGCCCGTCTCATCGAATGTACGGTTCGTGCCGTGATCAAATGGGAGAGCGGCGAGCGCCGCCCCGGACCGGCATACATGCCAAAGGTCATGGCGGTTACGGATGGACAAGTGACCGCCAATGACTTCTACCCCGATGGGGTATCATCTTCCCCAGAAAAGGTAACCCGGACAGGGGAACATGAGGTCCGCCATGCGACCGCATAGCCCCGCCGTCTACGCCGGGCTCAAGTCCGCATTCCGCCGCCTGCTGCGGGAGTGCGGGGATCTGCGCGAGGCATCGCAGGTTACCCGGGTCGGCAAGACAATGCTGGCCGAATACGGGTCGATGAACCATCCCGACACCTACCCGCCCGCCGACGTGATCGCCGATCTAGAGGCCCACGTGGGCGCGCCCATCGTGTCGCGTCAGCTCGTGCGGCTGGCTGCGGATTTGGCGAACACCAGCGCAACGGATGACATGCCGGGCGATGACATCGCCGCCCTGCTGCACATGACGACGCGGGGGCAGGTCGCGCTTGGTGATCTGGCGCAATGCGCCATCCAAGCCGCCGCCGACGGCGACCTAGACAACGCCGAGCTAAACGCCCTGATCGCCAAGGCCGAGGCCCGCATGATGCTGGCCCAATCCGACCATGACACCCTCTTGCGTTTGCGCGAGGTCCGGCGCGGCAAGCCCCGCCGCCGTCCAAAAGGAGCCAGCCAATGAAACGCGGTCGCGGTGATCCGAACTCGCGCCAGCCCTTCCGCAATGCGGCCAAGTGCCCGACGTGCGGGGCGGGATGCAGGACCATCAAGACCCGTCCGGTCTCCGAGAACGTCAAGGAGATCATGTACCAGTGCCAAAACGAGGACTGTCGAATGGTCTGGGTGGCACAGCTCTACCCCGTCCGCATCCTCACCCCGTCTGCCCTGCCGTCCCCGCAGACACCACAACCCTCAACCAGCGCACTGGCCCTCAGGGCCAGCGCCCGCAGTTGATCCAGCGAGACCACACCATGACAGACACCACCACCGACGTAGGCGGCATTGCCTCCGATCATCTCCGCTCGTTCATTGAGCGGATCGAAAACCTGGAAGAGGAAAAGAGCACCCTCTCCAACGACATCAAGGACGTCTACGCAGAGGCAAAGTCTACGGGCTTTGATACCAAGATCCTCCGCCAAATCGTCCGCCTGAGGAAGATGGACCGCGATGATCTGGCCGAGCAGGACGAGCTGCTGGACCTCTACCGCCGCGCCGTCAACGTGTAGGGGGGGGTCATGACAGATACCGAGTGGCTCACGTTCGTGCGGCGCGTCGGGGAACAGTGTCAGTCCCAGGCCATGATGCGCGCGCTCCTGCTCATCGCTGATCGAGGACCGCAGCCGAGGTGCGGGCGGGTGTACGGCACTCCTGGTGTCCCTGGCATCGACGGCCCGACCTATGATGCGCTCACAGCCGAAGGGCTGGCCTGCACGCGCCCCAATGACGGCGCTCTGTGTCTGACCCAGGCAGGTCGTGACGCTGTCATGACACGACCTGGACCGGCACCCGGTCATGTCGCCCGCTATGTCCACCAAGACGCCGTGCACGAGGGAGTGTCCCTGTCATGACTGCCCGGCACATGGTTAGGGATGCCCTGAGCCTGATGGACGAGGGCAAACCCGGCACGGCGCAATTTTGCGCCTACGACGCAGGCACCAGCGCGGGCATGACCAGCCAGCCGCCGGAGGCCTGCCCCTTCGACTCAGCCAAGCATCCCGACCTTGCCGACGCCTGGGAACGTGGACGATCCCAGACCATCGCGTTTCAAGCGGGGCGCGCCCGACGGAGTGCAGCCCGCCGGCTCGCTCGCAGCACACCGCCCCGCACCCTCACCGTCCGCTATGTCGGCGGTACCCATGCCGCACACGCCCACCCGGAGGACTGATAGGTGACAGCATTAATCCCCAGCATCGCCCTCTCTGTCCGCCAGCCCTGGGCGTGGGCCATCATCCACGCTGGCAAGGACATCGAAAACCGCTCTGTGGCCGCCGTGGGCACCGGTATGTGGCTGGGGCACATCGCGATCCACGCCGCGCGCGGCATGACCCGCGCGGAATACGAGGACGCGCGGGAGTTCATGGCCCTGATTGGGGTCAAATGTCCGCACCCGTGCGACCTGACTCGCGGGGCCATCATTGGCAGCGTCACGGTGACCGCAGTGGTCGAGGACAGCGATAGCCCGTGGTTTTTCGGACCGCGCGGGCTCGTGCTCGCACATGCCGAAGGCTGCGAACCGATCCCGACCGTAGGCGCCCTTGGATATTTCCGCTGGGCAGCCGGCGGCGAGATGATGGAGCCGAAGCCCTGGATGCACCATTGGCCGGACACCGGGGCGTGGAGACCGTCGGCACCCTCTGGAAAGACGGGTGGCTGATATGACAGCCCGTCTTGCATTCCCCGCACGGCGCGGTTACCGTTTTCCCTGGAGCTTGACAACTCCGAGTCAGAGCGGTTCCCGCCCCGCAGGCGGGCTTTCTATGCCCATTCTCCGGGGGCCGCATACGCATGTCCAGGGCGCGGCGACGCGCCTAAAGGTGTGCGGGCTCGACTCTGGCCGAGTTGTCAACCCCCGGAGGCTCGGCACCGTGACAAGTGGCGAGGCTCCGGCAATTGAATGCCAGAGGAGCAACGCCATGGCGATTGCCATGTACGGGCGGAGTCTGTCCGCCATTTCCCCCCGACATCAATTCACGACCACGCACGACCGGGTGACCGGCCATGCGTGATGACATCGCCCAGGACATCCGCCAGCGCCTGACGCGCGACTATGGCATGCGCCCGCGCGGCGACTGGTTGCGGCGCGGCAAGTGCCCCCAGTGTGGACACAAAGAGCTGTACGCCAACGGCAAAGAGCCGTGGTCCGTCCGCTGTGGCCGGCTGAACAAGTGCGGCTACGAGGCCAGCACAAAGGACCTCTACGAAGACGCCTTCGGGCATCTCAACGAGCGCTATCCGGCGACGTCCGAGAGACCCAACGAAACCGCCCACGCCTATATGGGCTTCGTCCGTGGCCTGCCGGAAAGCACACGCGGCTGGTACCGCCAAGGCAAATTCTGGCACCCTCAGGGTGATCGCAGCACGGCAACGGTGCTGTTCGAAATTGCGCCCGACGTCTGGATGGAACGGCTTGTGGAGCCGGTCAAAGTCCGTCAAGACGATGGCTCCTATGACGTCCGCAAGCAGCATTTCCACGGTGCGTTTAAGGGGTTAGCCTGGGCGCCCCCCAAACAAAAGCCCGGCGAAGAACTCTGGCTCGTCGAAGGCGCCATAGACGCCGCCACCCTGGCAGCCGTGGGCCAGCCAGCCGCCGCCACCCTGTCCGCCAGCAACTACCCCGGCCAGTACCTCCAGCGCCTCGCCGACGCGGGCCAGCGGCCCATCCTGATATGGGCGCTGGACAACGACAGCGCGGGCAAGACAGCCGCGCGCCGGCATATCGCCCGCGCCACCAAGGCCGGGTGGGAGTGCCGCGCCGCCCTGGTTCCGCAGGACCGAGGCAAAAAGCGCGACTGGAACGACCTCCTCCTTGCCGGCGCTTTGGCCGACGACCAGCAAGACGAGACCCTGGACCGCGCCCGATTCCATGGCGACCTGTTCATGGCCAAGACGGCCAAGGAAAAGGGCCTGTTGATCTACCGGCGCAAGAGCACAACGGCCTTCGGGCTCGACTTCGATAGCCGAACGTGGTGGTGGAAACTCGACCAAGAAAAGCTGAACAAGGCCACGACAGAAGGCATCGACCGCGAAGCGGCGGAAGACATGGCGGCAGAGTGTCATGAAATCTGTAGCTGTTCGGTGTCGTTCCTGTACTTCCAGCAAAGTAAACTAACGGACGAGTCTTGGTATTACACCCGCGTGGACCTGCCAGACGGGCGCACGCTCAAGAACACCTTCCGGGGGGCCGATATCGCATCGGCCAGCGAGTTCAAAAAGCGGCTGTTGTCCATCGCGCCGGGTGCCTTGTATTCGGGCAGTAGCCCGCAACTCAACTGGATCGTTGGCCGCTATCTCCGCCGCATTCGCGTCGTCGAAACGGTCGAGTTCATCGGCTATTCCAAGGAGCACAAGACCTATGTGTTCCCAGACCGCGCCGTTCACAACGGCACGGTCTTTGAGATCAACAATGAAGACTTCTTCGAGATCGGCAAGTTGTCGGTCAAATCGCTGAATTCCTCGCTCGACCTGCATATCGGCAAGGCCAGCGAGTACAGGGCAGACTGGCCCGATCTTGTCTACCGGGCCTTCGGGGCACGCGGCCTGATCGCCGCCGCCTTCTTTCTCGGGTCACTCATGGCCGAGCAGATCCGGAGCCTGCACAAGTCCTATCCGTTCCTTGAGGTCGTCGGTGAGGCCAGCGCCGGAAAGTCCACCCTGATCGAATTTCTGTGGAAGCTCTGCGGGCGCGTTGACTACGAGGGCTTTGACCCAAACAAAGCCACCAGCGCCGCGCTTGCCCGCAACTTCTCGCAAGTCGCCAACCTGCCCATTTCGTTGATCGAAAGTGACCGGGAAGGCGCGGACAGCAAACAGCGCCAGTTCGACTGGGACCAGATGAAGACCGCGTACAACGGGCGGGCCGTGCGCTCGCGCGGTGTCAGGAATAGCGGCAACGAGACCTATGAACCGCCCTTCCGGGGCTCGGTCTTGATCTCGCAAAACGCGCCGGTCAACGCCTCCGAGGCGATCCTAACGCGCATCATCCACATGCAGTTCGACACGTCCACGCACACGCCGGAAACCAAGATCGCGGCGGACGAGCTGGCCGCACTCCCGGTCGAGTACTTGTCTCACTGGCTCGTCATGGCCTGTCAGGCCGAGGCGAAAGTGATGGAGACCGTCCGCACCCGGTCCCCGCTGCATGAACGTGTCCTGTTGGCCGACCCGGCCATCCGGTCGGTGCGCATCGCCAAAAACCACGGCCAGTTGATGGCTTTGGCCGAGGCCCTCTGTGACCTGTGCCAGATCCCCGGCCCGTGCCGGCAAGACGTGATGGAGACGTTGCACACCGCCGCCGCCGAGCGTCAGGACGCTATCGCCTCGGACCACCCGGTGGTGGAGGAATTCTGGGAACTGGTCGATTTCCTGGACCCAGACGGGGACACACTCAACCATTCCAGGAACCCCGATCAGGTCCTAGCGCTCAATATCAATCAGGTCATCCAGTACGCCGGCCAGCGACAGCAGGCTATCCCGGCCACACCAGCGGACCTAAAGCGCCACCTCAAAGGGGCGCGGTCCAGAAAGTTCCTGGGGATCAAGACCGTTAATTCCGGACAGCACGGCGATTACTACAATCGCTCTGTCAAGTGCTGGTGCTTCGCCCAACCGGGCAAGTAATAGGAGACATGACCATGACCAGCCCTGAACCCATCGCGGTTGAGGAACTGCGCCCCATCATCTACCGGGGCCAGCCCGTCCTGACCACAGCGCTTCTGGCCGCTATTTACGGGACGTCGATCGATAACATTTCTGTGAACCACAGCCGAAACAGGGACAAGTTCGTGGAGGGCAAACACCTGTTCACGGTGACGGGCGATGACTTGGCCGAACTCCGTCGGGCTTTGCGACCCTCTTTAAGAGGGTCGCAAAATGATGAGGGTACCGAAACGGGTTCGCGCCTGACTTTAAGTCAGGCGCAAAACTGCGACGAAGCCGGAACGAGTTTGCGACTAACACTGAGTAAGTCGCAAATCTCCCCGAAGGCCCGATCTGTCATTCTTTGGACGCGACGCGGGATTGTTCGCCACTCTAAGATGTTGGATACCGAGGAGGCGTGGGAGGTCTTCGAGCGCCTGGAAGATTTCTACTTTAAGGGGCAGGGGCCAGCCCCAACCTACCCGTTTAAAGCCAGCAGCGGAGAATGGAACAATGCGCACCCTGGTGCGTACAGTAAGCGCCTGTGGGAAGAAGCAGAACGCCTTGGATTGAAGGACTCAAAACAGCTTGCCGACGCGCTTGGCTGGAACAAGTCAAAGCTCTGGCACGCCTTGAACATGAACACCCAGCCGAAGAAGGCAGAGGATTTTCATATCCTGATCGGCAAGGGCTTTGACCTCCGCTATTTACTCTATGGGGAGCGGACATTTTCTAGGGCCGAGCTTGACTTGATCGGCGCCTATCGTGCGAGCGACACGCAAGCGATCCAGCGCATTGCCGCCGCCCGCCCGCTGAAGATACTGACAGACGAGACCTGACCATGACACGCACAGCAGCGCCTCTTCTGGGCGAACAACCAGATATCCCGCCGACTGAACGGCTAATTCGCCTGCCGGAGGTCGAGCACCGTGTCGGCCTCCGCAAGTCGGCCATCTACCAGCGCATCAGGCAGGGTGAGTTTCCGCGCCCTTGCTCTGTCGGCGCTGTCAGTCTGTGGCGCGAGTCCGAGATCATAGCCTGGATCACCCAGGCGGTGACCGGTCGCTACGCTGGCGGAGGATCGCCGCAGCTTCCCGCCGACAGATAGGCCGACCACGCATCCATCAGCCGGCGGCGGCGGTCTAGCATGTCGCCGCGCTGATATGCCGCGACGACCTGATCGCGCGGTGCATGAGCCAGAGCCGCCTCGCACACCTCGTGCGACTCGGCTCCGGTCTCTGCCGCCCAATCCCGAAACGACGAGCGAAATCCGTGTGGTACGGCGTCAACCCGCAAGCGACGGCACGTCGTTGTCAGCGTCATATCACTGATGGGGCGCCCCCGGCGCTGGCCGGGGAACACCAGATCAGCACTCGGGCCGCTATCGATACGGCGCGCCCACATGCGGTTCAGCAGGTCCATGGCGGGTCCGGATAGCGGCACCCGGTGCTCGCGCTGGGCTTTCATGCGCGCGGCTGGGATGGTCCACAGTCGCGCGGACCAATCTATCTCATCCCATCGCGCACCGCGCACCTCTCCGACTCGGCATGCCGTCAGGATCACCAGTTCGAGCGCACGGGAGCCTAGGCCATCAGCGGCCCTGACCTGCACCCATACCGCCGGCATGTCGCGCCACGGTACCGCGCGATGATGGACCACTGGCGCGAGGTCTCGCGGTCGAGAGAGCAAATGATCCAGGTGGCCCTTCCAACGGGCCGGGTTATCGCTGCCGGCGCGCCAGCCCCGGATGCGAGCGTAATCCAGGATCGCCTCCAGACGCCCGCGCACGCGGCTCGCGGTTTCCGGGATCTCTGGCCAGATCGGCGATAGCACTCGCAGCACGTCATCCGTTGTGACGTCCGCAACGTCCATCTCGCCGATGACCGGATAGACATAGCTCTCCAGGGTCGCGGTCCAAGCCTGCTCTGATTTGTGCCCGCGCCACCCCGGACGGCGGACGGCCATCAGCGCCTCGGCGGCGGCATGCACCGTGTGGTCAGGGCGGGCGGCGGTGGCCTGGGCAACCGCGACCGATTCAGCATGGGCGGCGTCTCGCGCCGCGATGGGGTCGCGGCCCTCTCGGGCCTGTCGCCGGGCCGCGTCGGCCAGATCGCGCGCCTCTGCCAGCGATACATTACTGACGCGCCCGAGGCCCATATCCCTGCGGCGCCCATCGATCTGATAGCGATAGATCCAGCCGCATGTGTTCGCCGGAGAGATGCGCAGGTACAGCCCATCACCATCGGCATACAGCCCCGGTGCTGTCAGAGTCTGCACCTGTCGTGCGGTCAGTCGCCGCGCCCCTCGTCCCGCCAT